GTATTTTTTATACTTGTTGCTTCTTATGTGTCCTATGCATACACCTCTTTTATCTTCGTTAGTAACTGTGGTACCTATACTTCTTGCTGGATGTACAATCCAAGAAATATGATTTGAATGAACAACTTGTGATGTAGAAGAGTCATTTTCGTCACCTGGTTGATATCTTTTCTCACAAACTTCGTGGTCTTGTTCTGTAAAAAAATCTTCTAAGTCTATGGGTAATTCTAAATTAGGTAAATCTAGAAATGTATCTTCTTTGGTAAACACATTTGACATTCTAGGATCATAATCATCGACAGTTTTAAATGAATGATATATTGTATCATCACCGTTTTCAAACTTAAAACCTAATCCTTCGTCATCTTTTATAGGAATAATACTGCCTTTTTCTACAACTTTAGACATATTGTGTTTAGTATGTTGTATATAGTTGTAGTAATTGGTATCCATGCATATATTTATCTGGTTATAAACCAAAAAGTGATAAATAGTAGTATGGCAACTAAGATAGACCAAATAGGATATAACAGTAGAAACGAAATAATTGACGAAATTCAATTACGTCTTGCTGATGGAATGGTAGATGTTGAATTAGACAGAGACCATTATGATATTGCGATAAACAAATCTATACAAAAATATCGTCAGTTAAGTACAGGTAGTGTAGAAGAAGCAGTTATTTTTATTCAAACTCAAGCAAGTGTTACAAAATACACTTTACCTGATGAAGTTATAGACGTTAAAAGATTATATAGACGTGGTATTGGCACCAACAGTGGTGGCGGTACTAACTTTGATCCATTTGATGTTGCTTTCAACAATATGTATATGCTACAAGCAGGACAAATTGGTGGACTTGCAGTATTTGATGCATTTGCACAATACAAAGAAACCATTGGTCGTATATTTGGTAGCGAATACAACTTTACCTTTAACAGGAATACAAAAGAATTAACAATTCTAAGAAATGTAAATCACGAAGAAGATATTGCAGTAGGAGTCAATAACTTTATTCCAGAAAGTGTGTTAATCAAAGACGTTTATGCCGCAGAGTGGCTAAGTGCCTATGCTTTAGCACAAAGTAAAATGATGTTAGGAGAGGCAAGAAGCAAGTTCCCTGGTGGACTTCCTGGACCTGGCGGTGCAACTCAGTTAAACGGTGATGCTTTAAAATCAGAAGCATTGTCAGAAATGGAACAACTGATAGCAGGATTACACAATATGGAAGAAGGAAATGCCCCACTCGGATTTGTTATCGGATAAAGACACATTTATCAACCTTCCCCAACTAGAATGTCCTATAAGTGCTGATGAGTTACTATGTGAGAATGACCATCGCATAATGCAAGGCGATGTAGGACTTATACAACAAGCACAAGCCCAACAACAATCTTGGATTAAAACTGATAAGTTACATTGGACAGCCGCAATGGCAATGATAACAGACAAAAAAATTGCCAGAAGACTTTATGATTTTATAAACGATACATTTAAACACCCTAAACAATTTTTAGATAATATGTGGACACATCAAAAGTGGCCCGGCTTTAATATAGGAGAACAAATTTTTCCTGCTAGTTTAATATTACACTATCCTGAAACAGGACATTGGCATCATGAAGGATTACATTCTTTTGCTAATCCAAAACACTTTCAAAGATATAGGTCTAGTACAAGATTAAACTTTAATTTAATTGGACCAACAACTGGAACAAGAGTAAAATTTGCACAACATGATAACAAACTTGACAACGCATTAAGAAATGTATATACTACATTAGATAATAAGTTTAGTAAAAACACATACATATCTCAAACAGAATTTGTTGAAGATGAAACAAAAAGTTTTAAATCTTATGCAAACAGAGATGCAATGGTACCTGGTAGTAAATTGGAAAAACATTTAAAAGAAGTAAACTGTAAAGAAGGATATGATAGTCCTTTTTTAATCAATGTTGCAAGTTGGCATAGAGTATATATAGACAATCCTGGTTCAATAAGACTAAGTTTAGTTTTTCAATCAAAACAAGATACTCCTTTTAGTACATTTAGAGAAATGCACGAAGCGGGAGAGTTATTAAAGTGAGTGAAAATTTTATAGAATTTTCCAATGAGGAGTTAAGTTTACCTTTTACAATAGATGATTTGTTTACGGATGAAGATTACGAATTGGTATATGGTAATAACACATCTAATGAACAACTTGTTTATACTAAAAATATTATATGGTGTAGAAACTTAACAAGTCATACAAATGAAAATGGTGATGAAATTCTAAAAGTTGCCAAAGGTGCAACTGGATTATTTAGAAATAGACCTAATAAACTTTCTAGAATTTTTTGGGAATGGGTTAAAGACACATATCATGAAGACTGGGTTGGAGATTTATTTCAAGGAGGATACTTTGAAAACTTTGCTCCTGTTTCAATATTAGTATGGAATGATAATTCACCTTGGCATATGGAACCTGGTGAAACTGATGCTAACATTTTAAAAAATATACAGTCAAATATTAAGCAAAATAAATGGTGGGGTCCTTGGTGGAGAGTTTCTACAACTGTTTGTAATTTTAGATTACTAGGAGATGATAAAAATAGTACAATACATTTTGCAGATATAACAGACGAATTTTATGAGACAATACTTAATACTAGACAAAAATTTTATGATAAGTGGACTAAAGCAGATGGCGGCTTTTTTGTTTCTGCTGTCAACGATGAAAATTTTCCAACATTTCAATCATATGGCGACTCGGATCAGATAATTAATGATGAAGCCTGGCATAATCATATGACAGTCAAAGAGATAAAAAATGGATTTGAATCTCCCTTCATGTTAAACTTAGGCAATGTTCATAGAGTTTTCGTAGGAGACCAATCTACTAGAGTCACGTTTAGGTTACACAGTAGTAAAACCCTAGACTGGAAAACAATAAAAGAGTATAGAAACACAGGGATCTTATTAAAATGAAAACGACAGAAGTCAAGAAGTTCTATTCAGAAATACAATTTAACACAGGGGAAGAAAGTTTAGTACATAACAATAGCAAACATGATGATACTATAATACCAAGTAAAACATTACAAACTCTTTTAGATATTGAAATGTTTATGGATCTCGAAGGTGTAACTGATGTTTTAGAACTAGGATGTGGTAACGGTTGGTTAAGCAATCGTATAGCCACTAACTATCCGCATTTAAACATAACAGGAATAGACATTGCTGAGCCTCAAATCGAATATGCAAAATCAACTTGTTGTGATGAATATGATGATGAATGTGCAAGATTTTTTGTAGAAGACATAATGGATACACACAGAACAGCAGACCTTGTTATTAGTATAGGAGCATTACATCATATACCAAATTACTCAATGGTCGATCCAATTACTAAAGCATTAGAGTGTGCTGAAAGATTTGCATTTATAGGATTATATCATAAAGAATCAAGAGATGCTATGTTTGAATGGTTTAAACAGTTTCCAGAAAAAGGATGGTACGATATTTTTACAGAGCTCACTCCATATCTAAAAGACGAAGTCCAAAGAAAAAGTTGGTTCGATGACCAATTTTATGCTCCGTATGAAAAATCAGTAACCTTTGATATTTTAAATCAAGCAAGTATGCGAACTGGTGCAAACATTATAAGTACAAGTTTTGAAGATAATATTAATTTTAAAGAAGTAGTATTTGATAAACTAAACAGTAAAGAATTTACTAGTGGCTTCATTTACACTCTTTTTGATAAAACAGATGATCTCAATGCAGAAGATGAAGAAATACTTAAACAACGAATAGACGACATAAGAAAAAACGACCCATACATTTACAGATAGGAAAAACATGATTATAGGAATAACAGGATTTATTGGAAGTGGCAAAGACACAGTTGCTAAAATGTTAGTTGAAAAAGGTGCAGTACAAGATAGTTTTGCGGCACCATTAAAAGACTTATGTGCTAGTGTATTTGGTTGGCCCAGAGATTTATTACAAGGTGATACAGTAGAAAGCAGAGACTTTAGAGAAACACCTGATATGTATTGGACAAGAAAATTAGGTATAGACCAATTTACACCTAGGCTTGCATTACAGTTACTTGGTACAGAAATTATGCGTACCCATTTTAATCAGGATATTTGGTTAGACAGTCTAGAATATCGTATTAGAAAAAATGCACAAGAAGACCAAATGGTAGTTGTGAGCGATTGTAGATTTAAAAATGAGTTAGACCTTATAAAATCTTTAAACGGAATTGTTGTTCATGTTATAAGAGATGAATTACCTGAATGGTATGAAACTGCCGTACACGCCAACAAAGGTAGTGTGCCTGCAAAACACACTATGGAAACACGTTTTGCTAAAGTACATGCAAGTGAATGGAAATGGGTTGGTTATGATTTTGATTATGTTATTAAAAATGAAAGCAGTTTAGAAGATTTACAAGAGCAAGTAATAAATATGCATAATGATATTAAAAACAAGCAGTCTTTGATAAGACAGACAACAGTTAAAGATAACATCATTAACATATCTGATAAAGATTAAATAATACCAAACACACCCAAAACATTAAAAATTTCTATATTTATACAAAACCTACAAAACCCGTGTACCCCCGGTTTATATAATACCTATTTTCCTGTATTTTAGATAAATATTCGTATAATAATTCATTAAGGAGATTAATTATGGCAACATTAGTATCACCTGGTGTTAGTATTAGTGTAACAGACGAATCGTTTTACGCGGCGGCTGGTGCTGGTACAGTTCCATTGATAATCATTGCGTCTGCTCAAGATAAGAGTAGTCCAGATGGTTCAGGAACTGCGGCATATACATCTAAGGCTAATGCAGGAAAATTACAACTAATTACAAGTCAACGTGAATTACTACAACAATTTGGAAATCCTTTATTTTACAAATCAGGTAGTAATCAGTTGCATGGTTATGATCTCAATGAATACGGCTTACTAGCGGCCCACTCATTCTTAGGTTTGGCAAACAGAGCATACGTTCTGAGAGCAGACATTGATTTAGGTCAACTAAGTGCTTCATCTAGTGCACCATCTGGTGCTATTGCTGATGGCAGTTACTGGTTAGATACTACAAGTTCAGTTTATGGACTTAGAGAATACAGTGGTACTGCTTGGGTTAAAAAAGACGTATCCGTTGTAGACGCAATCAATATCAATTCTTCAACAGGCGGACCTAAAAGAGCATTTGGTTTGAACGGTGATTATGCCGTTGTTGCAAACACAAGTGCAGGTGGAACAGCCGCAAATGTTAAGTATTACGAAAAATTCAGTGATGACTGGTACCTAGTAGGTAGCACAAGTTGGGCATCTGCAACAAGCGGAGACTTCCAATGGGCTACTCACACTACAGTTCCAGCACTTAAGAGCGATGGTGTTAGTTCACTTTCCGCTGGAGACCTTTTCGTTCAAACAAGTACACCTAACTCAGGTGCAGACTATAAAGTAAAACTTTACAGTACTTCAACAAAAGCATTTACTACAGTAAGTGCTCCTTTCTATGCAAATAGCGATGCCGCATACGCAGGCATTGGTACTGCAAACGTTAGTGTTGGAAACCTAGTTGGATTGTTTGACAATGTAGATCCAGAAGAAGCAACTGTTGTGTTAAAAAGACACAATGGTAATTCATCAGTAGTTGCTACTGGTGGAACAATAGCAAACCTAGACGTTTCAGGCAACTCAAGTTTCGACATAGTATATGGCGGATCAACAGTTGTAGTAACTTTAGCAGGTACTATTTCAGGTACTCCTGCAACTTCAACGGCAGAAGACGCCGTTTTTGATATTAACTCAGCATTAGCGGGTGCATCAATAACAAAAGTTACAGCAAGTTTAGGCGATTCTAACAACGTCGTATTAACATCAAGCGATGGTAGAGACATAGTATTACAAAGTAACCACGCAGACTTTGGACCAAGTTCAGTAGGATTTGGATCACAGGCGGTTACAGCAGGTATTACATACTCTAACTTTGCAGATTTAAGTTACGAAGCAAGTAAAACATCTATTACAGGTACTCTTGCAGATGGTACTTACTGGTATAATGCCACAGTGGCAGTAGCAAACGTAGACATCTTAGAAAATGACGCATCAAGTGGATGGCAGACATTAACTAAAGACTTAAACGTAGCCGCTTCTGCTCCTACAACTCAATCAGACGGAACTGCTCTAGTGGCAGGTGATGTTTGGTTAGACTCAGACGATACTGAAAACTTCCCTAAATTATACAAGTGGAGTGGTTCAGCCTGGGTAGCAGTTGATGGCACAGACCAAGTAACATCAGAGGGTATCATTTATGCAGACTTCAGACAAACTAAAACTTCAAGTTTAGATGCTGATGCTCCTGCACAAACAGCCTACCCAGCAGGTATGCTAGGATGGAACAAACGTGCTTCAGCAGGTAACGTTAAAGAGTATAAACTAAATTATACTCCTGCTTCAACCAACATTGGTAATGTTTGGGTTGACGCAAGTGGAAACAATACAGCAGGTAAAATGTATGGATTAAGAAAAGCAGTTCACAACTTAGTTAAAACTAAGATGCAAGCCGCTATTGTATCTAATGATGACATTAGAGCAGAGACAAATTCATTTAACTTAATTGCCGCTCCTGGGTTCCCAGAAATGCTAGACGAAATGGTTTCATTAAGCACAGACAGAAGAAATACTGCTTTTGTTATTGCTGATACTCCATTCAGACTTAAAGCAGACGCAACAAGCACTAAAAATTGGGCAACAAACGCCAACAATGCTAGTGAAAACGGTGAAGATGGACTTGTTTCAAGTTCACCATATGCTGGTGTTTACTATCCAAGTGCTTTAACAACAAACTTAGATGGAACTAACGTAGTTGTTCCGCCAAGTCATGTTGCTTTAAGAACATTTGCATTTAATGACCAGGTTGCTTTCCCTTGGTTTGCTCCAGCAGGATTCCAAAGAGGTCTTGTACAAAACGCAACTTCAGTAGGATATGTTAATCCGGCCGATGGTGAATATGTATCAGTTACATTAAACGAAGGTCAGAGAGACACATTATACTCAAACAAAATTAACCCTATTGCACAATTTCCTGGAAGAGGACTTGCAGTATTTGGACAAAAAACATTGAATCCAAATGCAAGTGCATTAGATAGAGTTAATGTTGCTAGATTGTTAGTTTACATAAGAGAACAACTTGACGATGCAGTTAAGCCTTTCTTGTTTGAACCAAACGATGAATTGACAAGAGCAAATGCAAAATCTGTTGTTGATGGATTCTTAAGTCAGTTAGTTATTCAGAGAGGTTTATTCGACTTTGTAACTGTTTGTGACGCAACAAACAATACAGCGGCTCGAATTGATAGAAACGAACTTTACATTGACATTGCTATACAGCCAGTCAAAGCAGTAGAGTTTATCTACATACCGATTAGAATTCAAAATACTTTGGGTTCAACAGCATAAGTTAATTAGATTTAACATAAAAAGGGGTCTTTTTAGGCCCCTTTTTTATTGCCTGATTAAAACTGTAGTTAATTATTTTAGGCAATTATTGATAAATAACTGTAACGATAAACCCATAAACAATATCAAGGGGTTTATGGGTATTAGGAGATAATGAAATGGCAAGTCCAACAGTTGATAAAACAAAGAACAAATTTGGTGTTCCAGTAGTCGCTGGTGAACAAGGTATCTTAATGCCTAAACTGAAATTCAGATTTAGGGTTAGTATGCTTGATGGTTTTGGTGGAGACCAATCCACTAGAAGGTTCACACAAAATGTTATGAACGTTACTCGTCCTAAAGTTAATTATGAAGAGGTCGTAATTGATTCTTACAATTCAAAAGTATATG